GCGGTTCACATTGCCAAGAACGCGCTCGTATTCCTTGAGGTTCTCAATGCGCTTCTTCTCTTCATCTGTGAGCTCCTTCGTCTCCTCGGCAGTCTCCCCTGTGCCACCTTTTGTGATTTCAAGGGTGTTGTTGTATTCTTCAGCATTGATGCCCAACTCCTTGAGCACCTCGTTCTTGCTGTTGAATTGCTCATTCAATTCAGCATCTGCTCGCTGAAGCTCCGTCTCAGCGCCTGTGAGAATCTTGTACTGCGTGTTCAAGCGACCCGCAAGAGAGAAGGAACCAGAGGCACCTACTTCACGAATACGGCCCGCCTTGACTTCGGCGTTGTACCAATTACGAAGCGCAAGGATGCGCTCCTCAAGAGTCATGTTTGTGAAGTCGAGCCCATGATTGTACTCCTTCTCCATTTGGCTCAATCGAGCAGCGACCTCTCGGCGTTTCTCTGCCACATTGATAGCGGCTTGGGCTTTCTTCTCAGCGGCGGCATCAATAGCCTCCTGCTGCTTCATGATGACGATGCGGTTGACTAATTCGTCATTCAAGGCGATTGTAGCCTTCTTGAGCTCCTCGCTGCTTGTCTTCTCTGCATCAATGTTCTCCAAGTACCCAGGGTACTTTGTTTGAAGCATCGCAATGATTTCACCCTTGCGCTCGCTGCTTGTGTTGGCAGACTCAAGTTCAATGACGAGACCACCGACAGCCACAGCCTCCTCCTCTAACTTGGAAGAGAACGGCTCGCTCAGATAGTTGGCGGCGGCATTGGCGAACTCTGCCATGAATCCTGCGGCAGGGCCCATGACCTTGTTGAGTCTCTCACCAATGGCTATCTGTAGGTTCTGAACGCTTGCGGCGAATGCTGCCGTCTTGTCTCCTGTGGATGTGAATGCGGCACCCGCTTTGCCCATCTCCTCCTCGGCGATCTTGGCAACGACTCTCGTGACATCGCCAATGCTCTGCGCTTCAACAGCGGCACCATTGAACTCTTTGCTCAATCGTGATGCTGAGATGCCAAGGTTGTCAAGAATCTTGGGTGACTTACGACCAATACCAACGATGACCGAGTTCAACATATAGTCAATGGACTCGCCTGTCTCTTGTGCTCGGCGTGATGCAAATTCCAAGAGGCGCGTCATCTCCTTCATTGGGATGCCGAACTGCTGTGCTTTCACAGCCGAAGTCATGAGCTCGAGGTCACTCGCTGTGCCTCGTGTTGCTGTTCTGAGGTCGTTCAGAAGGGTTGGGTCAGCGAAGCGGCGGAATGCGTTCTCTACACCTTCAGCCTTGCCTGCGAGTTCGGATGCCTCTTTGCCGAATGATGCGATGCGATCCACTACGAAAGCCGCTCCAATGGTGGCACCCAATGCACCAAAGCCCCTCGACATATTCGAGAGGCTGCGGTCTATGTTACGAATCGAAGAGCGAAAGTCCTTGAGGTCTGCTCCAATCTTGAAGTTGATACTACTTAATGATGCCACGGCTCTTTGCTTCGTTGAGGATTTGGGTGAATGTCGGCTTCTCTTTTGGTGCTACCTTCTTGCTTTTCTCCCAAGGGAAGGTGGCTAAGTCCTTGGGCTTGAGTTGTTTCTTCAGATGCGGGTTGATGGTTATTGCTGCCAACCACCGCGTCTGCTCCCAAGATATTTGCAGCCCTTGCTCGAGTCTCTTTTGAAACCCTTTCGCCTTGTTGGTGAAGACTCGTGGGGTGAGGTTCATGAACTCCTCCCATGTCATCGCCATCTCGCCGAGCGCGAGCTGCTCTATCTCATCCCAGCCCAGAGGTGCGCTCTCTACTTCTGGGCCGCTATCTTTCCCGCATCCGCAAAGGCGCGAGCGAATACCTCCATACACTTGTTGAGTGCCTCTTGGTCTTCGTCAAGTAAATCAGCAACATCATCAACACTCAACTTGAAGGATGTCTTCTCGGCGCGTGCTCCGTCTTTGAGACCTGCATACATCAAGAAGATGGCCTGCTCTAGGTTGATTTCTGTGCTCAGTTGCCCCATGTCCTGCAACTTGATGCCAGAGAGATTCGTGAAGATTCTCAAGGCATTGAAGCCGTACTTGATGGGGTAGCTTTTTTCTGCGATTTCGATGTGCTCCTGCATCTCTTTCGGTTTAGTGAGTTTCGGAGGAGGGCAAGCCCTCCCCCTTCACTCGGTTAGTGTTTAAGCGTTAGCCGCTTCAGTCAATGCTGCGCTGCCCTCGAATGAACAAGACCATGAAACATTGTCTTCAACGCCTGCGTCTTGGCTGATAGAAGTCACATAGGCTGTGCCGCTGTAGACCTTCTCGCCTGTTCCTGCGCTTCCGAACTTAACGGTCACGAGCGTGCGATCCTTGAGGTAGCCAAACAAGTCAGAGGCATCTTCTTTGCCGCTGATGTTATAGCACACCAAGCCATCACAAGTCAATGACCAGCTCTTCTGTCCCTCCAACAATTCGCGCCATCCAGCGGAATCTTTCGTTGAGGTGTCACGGGTGTCCATCGTTACGCTCAAGCCTGCGCTTGTAGCCTTACCAATGACCGTGTAGGTCGATCCTCCGTCCGTGCTGATAGACACTAGGACATCGGTTGCATTCATCACAGATGTAGATGCTGCCATTATTTCTCTTCTTTATTAGATGGTTTAACAGCCACGAAGCCGTTCGCCTCGAGCTGTTCGGCTATGTGAATAGGCACCTCCACGAATGAGCCTGCCTTGATGGTATGCTCTCGCTTCAGTTCCCAATCTTTTGCCAACTTTACAATTTTCATTCTCTTACGATTCTGAAGGTTAAATCCACCTGCACGCCGTAGAACTCATCAGTATCTGAGTAGACATCTCTGAGGTCATTGAACGCACAGCTCTGGACATTTACACCAGCCACGGTGCCACTCATTCTTGGGAAGGCTGAGCGAACGCCTTCAACAGCATCTTGGCAGACGCTGTAGGTTGTAGCCACCACGGTCAGCCTCACAGAGACCTCATCGAGGTGGCTGTCCGCGTCTTTCGTGGAGCTTGGATCGACACGGAATGTATCATACACCGCATAGGGTGCAGAGGCTCCTTGAGCCGCAAGGTAAGGATAGACCCTGCCGCTGAAGATGCCGTTGAGCGTTGCATCGCTGTCGAACTTGCTCTTGATTACTTTTCCAACCATCACTTGACGCTGCTAAGTTTCTGAATCTGAATAGCGGCAAACTTGAAGAACTCCTTCTTGAATGTTTGTACCGTGTACGGGTATGCCGTTTGCTTGGCGCGGTCAGCGAAGCCAATGTTGTGGCCTCTGTAGCGTCCGTTGTTTAGGTAGCCGTAGTTGATGAAGTGAGCGTACCATCCGCCCTTGTTTGGGTCTGAGAATCTTCCCTTGACCTTTGGGCCAATGTGAGTGACCCACATGTCTCGAGCTCTTGACCAAAAGAACATCACATCGATAGACTTGCGAAGTTGTCCAGGCTGAATGCGGGCATAGATTGCTCCGTCTCGGTATACCACGAACTCATCCTCCATGAGGTCATCGATGTTTTGCTTGAACGCATCAATCATTGGTTTGGCGGCTTTCTTGCCTGCCTCACGCATGACCTTGCGGCGAACTACATCCTCCATCTTTTTCATCTTCTTGAGGGTCTCTTCGAGTCCTTCAATTTCGATGTGAATAGGAGAGCCCCCTGCGCGTCCTGCATGAGAACGGCGGCGGCCTTGAGCAATTAGGCGTTCTGCACTAGTTCCCATCAGTCAACGAGTCTAGTCACAAGGTGCATGAAGCGCTTGCGCTCAATAGGGAGCACAGCCTCAATCTCAAAAATATCACCATCCCAAGAGATTTGCATCTTCTCATTGATGGCGCTGTTGTATCGGATGCCAAACTCAACACGCTTGACAGCCTCAAGGCGATTGCTCTCTTCACCTTCTTTTCCGCTCATGTACTCGACCTTTGCCCACACTTGAGTGATGACTCCAGGAAGCGAGTCGATGGCATCCACAACGCATGCGGTGCCTTCAATCGCTCCTCCATCATCTGTGACTCTTTCCCCAAATTCATTGACAAAGGCATCCTGTCCCATCGTGCGAACACTCTGACCGAATGAGTCGGTCTGCGTGTAGGCTTCAAGGATAGTGATGCGGCGATCCAACTCGCCAAGGTCTTTGATAGGGAATAGGCTCATGCGAATGTCCAGACTCGGTAGGGGTTCATCAAGTATTCAGCAGCGGTGGGCAACTGCTTGATGCTGTCCTGCCGCTTCTCGTACATCTCGCCAATCATCAAAAGCATTGCTTGGCGGATGGGTGCGGGTACATCCGAAGAGGATGAATAGCCACACACATAGCGCACGACCACGGCGTTCACCGTGTCCTTTGTAGCGCTCCAACCATTCTCGCTCAAAACTCGAGCGGGTTCACTCACAAGGTCAGTCCGATAGTTCTCAGAGGCTACCGTCTGTTCATCGCCAACTGAGTCAACATACTTGACGCTAGTGATGCTCTGAATAGGGCCTCGGCTCAAGTAGATGATGTCCTTGTCTTTTGGGTTTCGGTAGTCTGGGAATCCATCAAAGAACTCCTCGATGGTCGTAGTCATCAAGATGCGCCGCGTGTAGGCTTCAGCCATAGCACGAGCCGCTGAGATGAGTACACCAATCAAGGTGTCCTCGTCTGAGGAATCAACACGCAAGAAGCTCTTGACCTCTGCGGTAGTTAGTGGCTCGCTCGTGGCGGCTGTGATGACTGAAATGCTCATCGGGTTTCTTTCTTGACTTTAGAGCTTGATGTTTTCTTTGTCGCGTTAGCAGGTGCGGCGATAGGCTCGGCGAATCCTGCTGCGATCCATTGTGCTGCCTCATCAGAGGACAACTCCGCCTCACTACCTGCGTAGTGGGCGAAGCCGTCTCCGACGATGGTCTCTTTGAAGATGACCTTCATAGTTCCTAATTCAATTAGGCTTGTACCAAGTACTTGATAGCGTTGGCTTGGAGGATGTTAGAGTCAACACGCTTGTAAGCGATGTAACCAACAACCAAGGCATCAGCATAACGCTCGTCAAGGCGCAAGAACTGAAGACCTCCAGCAACACGCACAACGAACTTGCTCCAATCACCAAACAAGATGGTCTTCTTGGCGGTAGCGATTGCTTCCATGTCGTTGTTGATGTGGATGGGCTTGCCGTACAACATATCCTTCTCGCCTGGGTTCATAGCAGGAACGAAGATGGGGAAGTCGTTAGCAGAGCCCAAGCCCAACTTGCGCACAGCAGCAAGAGTGCTGTCCTTCATCATGAAGCCAGCGTTTGCAGAGTTGCGGTAAGAGGGGTCAACGGCGTACATCAAGTCAAGGATTTCAGCAGCGGTGATTGCAGTTGCAGAAGCGGCAGTCTTACCAGCAGCGGCACCTGTTACAACACCCTTGGGCTGAGAAGAGCCTGTACCTGTAGTGAAGGCGGCGTTTGTACCGCGAGCGATACGACCACCCAAAGCGTCAACCAAGAAAGCGTCCAAGTTGAAAGCACCATCTTGCAAAAGTTGGCGAGATACCTTAACGATTCCAGAAGAATAGTTGTAGGCGTTCAAGTCAACAGCAGAGAAGGTCATGTCAGAAACTGCGGGAGCAGTAGCCTCGCTCAACAAAGCACCAGAAACGGAAGTATCGTCAACCGTTGGGTAGGGCAACAAAGAGCCGCTGTTGGTGTTGATGACTTGAGAAACTTGCTCAACTACACCTGTGAACTTGGAAGCGACATCAAGGATGTTGCTGAAGTCTTCGGGTACCAAGTAACCACCGAGGCTGTCGGTGCCTACAATCTGCGTGTCAGTTCCACGAGTCTCAAGAGCGTAACGCTCCTCAGCATTCAAAGAACCCAATCCAGAGCGCAAGTACTTAGCGAAAGCGGCACGGCCTTCTACCTTTTGAGGGGCAGCAGCGCGCTCTTCTTGCTTGGCAGCGATCTCTTTCTTGGCAGCCTCAACTTTCTCGATGCGCTCAATGTTGTTGCGCAATTCGATAGCCTCGGCATCGATTTTGTCAAACTGAACTGATTCTTCAGAGTTCAGCGTGCGGCCTTCTGCTTGTGCAGAGGCAACGATAGCGTCCAACTGTCCGATAAGGGCAGCGCGCTGTTCGCGGAGTTGTTTAGAGTTCATGTCTCTTTTTTTGAATTTATTTCTGTTTTTCTAATCGCAAACGATATGCCTCCAGTAGCACCTCGTTGCACGGTGCAGGATTGGCTGCGGCCTCCTCCTGCGGGGCAGCCTCTTCGCGAGCTTCTGCGGGTGCTTGGCTCTTGAGTTGGCTCGTAGTTGATGGGTAGGCTGGATAAGTCACAGGGCTGACATCAAACAAACGCGCCACGCTATGGATGTAGCGGTAGGTGATGCCGTTGCGGCTGATCCATTCGTCCTTTTTAATCGTGAAACCGAAGCTCGACTGCGTGACATCGCCACGGCGAAGCAGTTCGAGCAGGTCGTTTCCGTATGTGGTATGGGGAGCATCGAACTCATAGTATAGTCCGCGTGCATCCTCTGCAATCTTTAGCGTTCCCGATGTAGTGCGCGCCAAGAGGTAATTCTGGTCATGATTCCACAAAGCTCGGACATCATTGTCAAGTACATCGCGGAAAGCGCCTGGCTTGATGATTTCAATGAAGCCACCGAGGTCTTCGCTCTCTTGGTTGAAGACCGCAGCATAGCCGCTGACCATGCGCTCCTCAAGCATCGTGCTACCGAGTGCGCGTGTCTCAATGATGGGCTTGCCGTTGCGAGTCTCTGCATCGTATTTCTCGAGCGTGGTGAATCGGTGCACTACATTCAGCACAGGGCTGCGCTCAACATAGGCGCTCTGGTCTTCATCGTATTCGTAGACGCGAATCTTTGCGACTGGGTCGTCTGGGGTGCCTGTAGCTACAAAGCCGCTATCGGCCTCAAGTCCGCCGTCTGCGTTGATTTCAATGATGCGACCATAGGCAAAGCCGTTGGAGGTGTTCCATCGAACGAAGTCACCAATCTGTAATTCGTTTGGCATGGCGCGCATCTCTTCATGATGTGCAGATTCCTCAATAGCAGGCTCGAATAGTATGGGGTCGTAGTCATGCTCATCGAGCCACATCTGGGCATCTTGAACCGACCACTTCTCTTTGTCAAAGCGAATGGCTTGCAACTCGCTCACGCCGTCCTTGATTCCGTAGATAGCGTCAATGCCGTCACCGAATGCATCGTTCTCGCGAGCAAATGAGTCGTACTTCGCGGGGTCTTCGAGACGCGCCGCGTGTTCGTTAGGGTATGGGCGTTCTTCTTCTGAGTTCATTTCTTCAATAGCGTTTTCAGCCCAATCACGCATCTCATCACCGCCCCAAGCCGCATACATAATAGAGCCGCAGATTTGGTTGCCTTCTGCATCCTCGAAGTCACCTTGGTCATAGACCTTGGCGCGTGAAAGGAAAGAGAAGACGCGCTTGATGATTTCGTCCGATAGTTCGGCGTGGTCTGCCAATTGTCGCGCACGGAACCAGCCTGTGGCC